GTTTGCCAGATTGATCACTGTATCGGTGGTCTTATTCAGCATTTCAGCCACTACCGACACGGGTAGATATTCCGGAATGTTGACCACCGAAATGGATAATTCTGATGAGGGAGATTGGATGTGTAAAGTCATTTTGTAACAATTGCTACAAAGAGATCAACAATAAATACGGATGCGCCTAGTGCGACAGCCCAGACCATAACCTTAGCGTTGGTCTCGTATCTTTTAGCTTCGATTTTTTCGAGTTCGGTCATTGGTGTATTGAGATTATGCAACCTGTTGCGATTGCGATTGTAAAAATTTTTCCTTCGCCTGAATTATCTCCAACCGTACGTTGTTGACGTCAGTCAGGAATTGATAATCCTGTGATGTCGTTGGACTTACGGCACCTGACGTGAGTCGGGCCGCCTTCATATAGTGTACGCCATACTTTTCAGACAACTCACGGAGCTTGCCGTTCGGTAACTTTTGTTTTGCGTTCTGTTGCATTTGTTTTACATTTGATTTAACAATGGCAAATTTATCGCTAAAAACTTGACGATTCCAAAAAAAACGTCAAAAAAATAAAGATTTTTTAATTATGTCCGATAACACAAGATTTAGACAAATCAGAAAAGCGTTAAACTTTTCTCAAGAGGATTTTGCGGACAAATTGGACGTTAATGCTTCCTCAATTCGGAACTATGAAGCAGGTAGGCAAAAGCCCGAAAAACTGGCATCAAAACTTTCCGAGTTATTCAATGTAAACCCCACCTGGTTCTTAACCGGTCAGGGAGAAATGTTCCTTTCAGATGCTGGACCTAGTTCTGGCAATCCAGTCGCAGCCCGCGAGGATGTGTCTAAATATGGTCCTGATCTGACTGGAATGCCTGACCGCATTCGCAAAGCCAGACTTGCACTTGGATACAATCAGGAACAGGCCGCTAAAGAGGCTGGCTGCAACCGGATTACATATAGCCGGTACGAGACCGGTGCATCATCGCCAACAAAGTCATATATATCCAACCTTGCCCGTGCCTTGATGGTATCGGTCGAATGGTTGCAATTTGGAACCGGGAACGGTCCTGAAGAAGGCATTCAGAGTGCCACCGTCGTGTCACTTAGTAAACTACCAATAATACATCTTCCCTTGCTCACTTATCACGCAGCGGCATCGTTCAAAGAGGGATTCTTTGAAGAAGGCCAAAGGTGGGAGGGCGAAACGTACAGCGTCATTCGTCAACCCCAATTCAACTACTCCAACGCAGTAGTAATAACCATTGAAGGATCCAGTATGGAGCCAAGGTATCCGGCAGGTTCCAAGGTTGTGGCCACACCGGTCCCATCAGATCAGTGGCCCTACATCCACGGAACCCATGCCGTGAGCCTGAAGAACTCCATGTTCCTGCTCAAACGGATAGTGGCCAATGATGGGAATTCCATCACCATCAGATCTGATAATTCACCGGTGCCAGATGATCGAACCATTCCGATCAGTGAAATCAATTTCGTCTGGAAGCCGCTGCACATCGCTTTTGCTCCGGCTGAATAGTCACCTAAATAGTCATGATCACATACAAAGTAGTCATGGACCGCCCACGTCAGGATGGACAACGGCAACTCAGAATCCGGCTGACATACCGTCGGCAAACGCGATTGATTGCAACCGGATTCTTTATTGACGAAAAGGATTTCAATTCGAAGGCAACCATTGGAACATCCAACTGGGTAAAAGGAACGCACCGGCAGTCATCGGTATTCAACAACGGCATCGCCAATTTGCTGACAACTATCATCAGCAAGACTCAATCAGCTGCAATGACAGGACAGTTCAACTGGGAGATGATCAGCGACGCAAAGCCCAAACAGGAGCCGATGTTTCTGGAATTCTTCCGGAAGTTCATCGATACGAAACCCGGTGCACAGAATGCCTGGATCCGGAAGTACAATTCCATTTACAATAAGGTATCTGCCTGTATGCAGGGAACTGACATTCCTTTGACGAAGGTCAACTATGAGTTCATCCAGATTTTCAAGAACTACCTGATCAAAATCGGCAACCAAGGAACCACCATCCACCGGAACCTTTCGTTTCTCAGGACGGTCCTGTATGAAGCCGAAAAATACAAACTACTCAACCCGGTTGACAATCCATTCTTTCGGGTTCGGCTGAATAAACCGAAGGTCACCAAACACAGACTTTCGCCCGAGGACATGGGAAAATTTGCAGCCTACTATTCCGACAATCAGAACCGTCGGTGGTCGGCTAAAATATTCGCATTTCAGTTCTATGCAGCTGGAATGAGAATCGGTGATGCCTTGTTGCTCAGAAATGAGAATCTGGATTACAAGACGCTGGAATACGGTATGCAAAAGACCGGAAAGGTAAACATCATCACATTACCCGGAATTGCCCGGTTGATCATCGATGAAGTTCAGAGAGGACTTCCGGGTGATCAGCTGCAGCCACATTCATTCGTGTTCCCGTTCATGAACGGAATGGAGTTCGCAGATGAAGAAAACATCCGACGAAGAAAGGAATCACGGATTGCAGAGATCAATCAGCAGCTGAAGATCATCGCCAAAGAACTGGGAGTGGAAGCAAAGGTCACCACCCACATTGCCCGACATTCATTTGCTGACTTCGCCCGGAAGAAATCCGGTGACGTGTATGCAGTATCGAAGGCATTAGGTCACGCCAACATCGGGATCACGGAGAACTACATGGCAGGATTCGATCAGAACACGGTGGATGGATTGCTGGGAGATATGTTTGACCTGCCAGACTAAACGAATGCACAACAAATGCACAACAGATTATTGACAACCATTGCCAAAAATCAGGAAATTACACCCTTAAAAATGCCTCTGAATGTGGATTTTAGGTGATTACGGCCAAAGATCAGGGATTGCATTCTGATTCCTCCGACTCCACCAGTAGTATTGTAAAATGCAAAAAGCCAGTCACTTACAACGACTGGCTTTTTTATGCACAACAATTGCACAACAAAGGGTGTGATTACTTACCCATTACAATTTCAATTTGATTGCCTGTCCGTAAATAATAGCTGATCCACTGCCTTGTGTAGGGCTTCCGCCAAAATAAATTAACACATCAGCATTTTCGTAAATTGAAACTCCACCCGAATTTGAATCGTGCTTTACCATTTCTCCAAAATAGCTTGAGGTCGATAATAAACCATTTCCACTTGTGAATTGAGGTTGATTTGAATAGTTTGTATTTGTCTGAATTTTAATTTGTAAATCATCATAATGCTGACTCACATAAGTGTACTTGATTTGGGCATTAGTAACAACCCATGCGTAACCAGCTCCGGGAGGTGGCAAGGCTTCAATGTTTAATGCTGATCCGTCATAGATGTCGCCTGAAGAAATTGATATTTTAAAGTTTACAGGTGGAGATTGATACGGGACAAACACATCATCCCCCGCATCAATTGATGTTTGAGGTTTGTAAGTTCCGAAATCGCCTTTCTTCCATGTAACACCATCATTCTGAGCCTGAACATTATTAAGAATAAGAACAGACCGATCATAAGCCGAAACCTGACATTTAAAAAAGTTGCCAGTAGTGGATGAAATAATAACATCAACCCCAAGAGCATACGCAGGATTTGCGGCATAGGCTAAAACTAGGTTTGCGGTAAGGAATAATAGCCCTACTGGAAGTCCAGAATATAGAATCAGTGATCCAAATGCGGCATCTTCAACAACACATGGGACCAGAATCTCTCCAAGGCTTTCCCCAAAAGAAACCCAAGCAGATGTAGATATTGCATTTACTGTTCTGGCAGTAACTAAAATGTTCCATGAAGTACCATATAGTGGAGAAGTATAAGCACCGGTTACAAGATACTGCCACCCCGGAACCAATCCATTCGCACCGACCAATGTATTCCAACTTGCCAGTGAAATGGTCACATATAAATTTGATCCACTGGCTTCTTTGACTGCCACCAATGCCCACTTATCAGCTCCTAAATCAGTCGCGAATGATCCAATAGACATTTTATACCCACCATCGTAACCACCTTCAAACGCAACAGATCGGTACAATCCTTTTGGAGCATCATTCCCCTGGTATTCATAAACCCGGTCAAATTTCACAAATCCCGATGTCAGTACTGGAATTACACCACCTTCTGTGTAAACAACAACCTGCCAGTAGTCTTCCCACGATGGATCAACTCCCGGCTCAATACCACCGAAAGGACCGTCAATGGCTTCATAGATTACGTTTTTCCAGTTGACCTGGTTACCAGTGGTATAGTCATTCTTTGTTGATTCATAAGAAGGAACGCCCAAAGAGACCACATTTGGTTCAGCAGTAAATGAGAACAACAGCGTCCAGTCATCTGTGTTGAATGCAGCAGGACCGACCGGATCAATGTTGTACCAGATTCCAGCCGTTGTCATCACAGCTGAATTGGCCGGATAGCTTATGGATGGATCATGGAACAGCTTTGACCCGATATTGTTGACCACTTCCAGCACATTTCCCATGGTGTCAATGAAATTGCCAAACTGTTGCTCAGTCGGATAGTCTCCGGTCTGGAAGTAGGATTTCAGTTCGTTAAGTGATACGATTGCCATGTTGGTATTTTATTAAAATTACAATTTGATCATTTGGATGCAGGCATACGAAGGTTGAATATTCAGGTGTGATGATGCCGCATCTTTTGCACCGCCTTTCACCCCGCCAGAATCGAGATTGTTGTAATTGATGGTTCCAGAGCCACCGCCAGCACCATTGGTCAACCCACCGCCCGGATAGGCATATTGATCAGCGGATCCTGTGTGTAAGTGATCAGGAACTCCTGATTCCTGATGAGTCAGCAATACTCGGTTCTTTCCATATTTTTGGCCCGGTACAAATGTCAGCGGATCATCTCCCGAATCAAGATCTCCCTGTTCTCCAATTCCAACCCTTGTCCGGCCGTTCAGTTTTGGAGTTCCGTTCCGCCCGTCAGCGATTGCCCATCCCGTCCATGACTTTACACCCAATCCTGTTCCGGAATCGAACACGTCTTCCGATGCCATGCCAGAGAGCAACACCACATCACGAATCTCACCACGAATCCCCTGGACAATGTGATCCAGAATGTTTTGGAGTGGAATGCGTCCGGATCCACTACCAACAACCAATTCCATTCGCTTGTCAACATAGACCCGGAAAGGAGCGGAGTCTTCATAGGCCGCATCGGAGCCGACATCAACAATCTGGATATAGGTTGCTGCAATGTTGTCATCAGCATTGCCTTCGCCTGGATTAACAGTGCCGGCCGTTACAGCATACACCTTGCCTTGGTAGTAGGCCCATCCGTCAGTGATTGCCACAGCCAACGTGTCGGCCGAAATGGTCGCACCGCTCAGACGCAGGATATCAGTTGAGCTTACGAACTGACCCGGCAACAATGCCGATGCCAATGCAGTGACGGCATCAGTGATGGAATCCTGAATGTGGGAGAAGTCCTCTTTTGCCCCTTCGTGAAGTTGGCCCGGTCCGGGCATTTGAATTTCTTTCATGTGTTACCTAGTTGCTGGTTATACCAATTGAATATTGTACGTCGTTCCGTAAGTCTTATAGGCATCAGTCAAAGATGCAGTCTTGAGTTTCTGTTCGGTGGTGAATGCAGTCGGAACCTGAACAGTAAAGTCCGGCCCATCATTGGCTTTGATCCGATCTGGATACTTTGGATGATATGCCCTTGGAATGTAGTCGCCGGCATTTGGACCGCCTTCCTGAAACCGGATGATGTTGTTGATTCGAGCGTCATTATCCGGGAATTTGAGTGAATAGGTTTCTTTATAGTTCAGGATCACATTGATTCCCGGTCCGACCTTCCGGCGGAGGAATTCTTCCAAAACCGCCCTCTGACCATTGACTGATGTTTTATCCAACAATTCCAGACGAAAAGCAATAAATTCGTCATAAACCCTACGAATTGGCCTTGTTAATGCGAAAATCCAATCAATCCAGAACAGTTTCCGCAGGAAAGAAGGCAACAAATCAGCAATGAATCCACGCCAATTCAGGTTGTAGTAGTAGTCTGGAAGCCGTGCCATTAGGATGCAATCATGGTGATGGTTGAGAGTCCTGAGTCATAAACCGCGTACCCTGCGAATGGAGAATACCCGCGTTGATTGCTGAAGTTCGTAAATGCCGTTGAGGATGCAGGACGAGCCTGATATGAATCCACCTCAACATCGTTCACACCTGGTACCGCCTGTATTGCATCGGTCAGCTTCTGAACTGAAATCAGTCCGTCAAAATCGGTGGTTGCCAGATAGGTCCGGATTGCCGTTTCAATTCCTGCCTTTACATCAGCTTCAGCATAGAGCCCGGAGAAATAGATCTTCAGGTCTACCTTCAACTTGTCAGCGGCTCTGCGAACCATAACGGCTTTCGGTGCCACAAACTGAATGGAATTCAACCATGCAGATCCATAGCTCAGTTCAGCATCTGTGAGTGTCCGCAATGCATCCGGATTGCCAGCGGCCGTCTTTACGATCACAACTCCATTCTCCCGGCCAATGCTGACCTTTGTGATGAATCGTTTGGATTCATCCACCGTGTTGTATGTGACTTTGAAGTCATCGGAGACAATTGGAATGTCTCCCAGTTGTGCGTCCTTCACCTTTTGAGCCAGCCATTTGGCAGAGCCGATGAAAGCTTCATCAGCCAATGACGTGAGCTCACTTTTGGCCGTGTCCCAGAACAGCTCCATTGTGTAGATGCTGAATGCGATGATCCACGTCCAAAGTCGCCACAATGCCACTCGTGATCCAGATGAGAGCTGACCCAAAAGCAACTGAGCCTGATTGACACCGGCCTGTGTTGTGAGTCCGTTGAGACTGGATAGTGTCTGTTTCTCAGCCAGAATCTCATTGAATATTTGTTGTACGCTTCGAGCCATGATTGTTTATGATACGATAAATGGATCCTGGATTCCTGATCCTGATCCGTTGGTGATTTGCATGTAACCTATTCCGCCCTGCCTGATGCTAGGATCGATCGGACCGGAGGTGATGATTTTTGAGCGATCCTGAAAGTACCTTGCCACAGGTGAATCAGTCGGACTGATAAGCAGATTGCGACCGGCTGGAAGGTATGCCGTGAGACCTGTTAGGTTGTTGTCCTGAACAATATCCATGGCTTTCGATGCCGTGCCGTATTCCTGGACTGCGATGTCCATGACGGTCTGATTTTCTTTGACTACGATTTCCTTCATTCTTGCTTATGGTTTCATTCTTCGTTCAACATGATAATTAAGTAAATGACGAAGTAGACCAACGTCAGACCGAACGTGCTGAATAGGATTGGACCCACATGCTCACGTGCCGGAAACCCTTCCGGGAATCCCAGAGCCCAGCCATAGATCAGGCAGACGAGGAATGTCAATCCGATCAGGACAATGCCTGTGTCGTGCCAGATGTTCCCGAATATTTTGAGACGGTTTTTCATGATTTACGCCACCATCGGGCAAATGAATAGATTGATTTTTTGGAACGCGTCAACCGACACACCCCGGAGCCTTCACGCTGTCCAAATCCGTTGGTATTGCCTTCGATGGTGATGATCTTGTCATCGGTAATCATTTCAACCATGCCGACATGCCCGATCCGTTTCATGTACTTATTCCAGACGGAGAACACATCGCCCGGACGAACATCAGGATCCTTCACAATCCGATCCTTCACAAACCAACTCATTGCCATTCCACCACCGACAGGAGTGATCTTGCAGCCCACCATGTGACAGAATCGAGCGAACCACCCGCACCACGCCTGACCCGGTTTCCCGCCTCCTGCAATGATGATCCTGTCTACTTCCGGCCCTCGATTGTTGGATGTCTCCCGAACTCCCAGATTGGATCTGGCAACGCTCAGAATACATGCCTGATCTTTGGTCAGGATGTTTGGATTTACAGATACAGGGCTACTGAAGCCAAAATGAAAGCCAAGAATAAAAAGTATATAGCTAAACATAAAATCAGCTTGTGAAAGGATGGTAGTTTATCGTCTCTGAGAGTTTTGGACCAAAACATCGAGTCGAATAGTCGCCTGCTCACGCCCGGATAGTTCAAACGGATGACAACAGTGGCCGTGAGTGTGGCAAAGAAGAAAGTGGCAATTCCCGGAAACACTCCGGCGAAGTATCCAGGTGGAAGAAGTCCGGCTTCCCATCCGAATATGTCGACGAGCGCAAAGTATGCAGCCGCTGCAATGGCAGTGGCGATAATGGCAATCAGAATGTCATTCCATTCTCTGAAGATCTTATTCATTGTATTACTGAAAGGTTTGATAAAGTGTCGACGTGTGTGTTTGGATTGAATACTAGCAACTGAACCCGGTTCTTTCGTTTACCCCAATTGCCCGGCCACAAATGCTTTAATTTCCAGCGATCTCGAGTCTGAAGGATTGCCAGTTTATTGACCACCGATGTCTGAACTCTGGCACTATCCTTTCCAACCAACACGGTCCCGGATTCGAACTTTCCAGACCACCGAATAACTTTGGCGGGTTCCTGGACGGTGTCATGCTTCCAGACCGTATCATGAACAGGAACAATTATGGGCTTATTAGTAGTGGTCATTGCCGCTTCAATCATTCCCTCAACCTTTCCGAATCGAGTGTCAAATTTTGATTCAAGGGCTTTTAATTGTTCGCCCTTCAGGTTGTTGAATGTAGCCTTATCAACCTTTGATTCTACCTGACTGGTAACGGATTCACCTGTTGGCCCGACATGTGTCACAGTGCCCGGCTGAATGATGCTGGTAACGCCCTCGGTGGTTTTCTGTGCTTTGGTCAGTTCTTTTCCCTGTTGCCAGACGACAAACAGCAGTCCACAGATTGCAACCAGAAACACACCGAATATTTTGGCATTTTTAGACATTGACCTTCTGAAATGAACTGATGACTCCTTTCAGACCTTCCATTGCAACGGCCATTTCGTGCCATGCCTTCACCTGTTGATGGTGGAACTGTTCTACCTTCTCAAATTGGCTTTTACGTTCCTCACGTTCGCGGATCTGTTCATCCTTCAGATGATTGATTTCAGTCCGATGCTCAACGAGCGCAGACCGTAGAAATACATATTGAGCAATGAGAGTCCCCGCACAAATGGTCAGGGTTGAAACAATGGTGATAATTGTATCCGGAGTCATGAAGGCAAAATAACCTTCGTGCCCAATGGATTGTAGCGATTGTTACAAGAATGATTTTTTGTATGACTAAACCTCAATAGCCACACTCCCATCTTTGCCGATGGTCAGCTTCGCAGATTTGCCTTCGATCTGGTTGATCTGGCTTTCAAAATCATTCTTCAGCCTGGACAAATCCGATCCGTTCAGATGGTTATTCAGTCCGATTCCAATGGTTGGGAATTGGCGGAATTCACCTTGGTTGGCCTTCAGGATTAACGCAACCTCTTGAGCGTTGGAATCGTTTGTCACAAAGTCCCCGTTGTTCAGGACTGGATCGAAATTGGAGTTGAGAATGATGTCGTTCATGGTTGTATTAGCTAAACGGTTGGCTTGTGGTTTGATAGATTACTGTTTGACCAATGGATTTTCAATGACTTTCGAAACGGTTGGAATAACCGGCTTTCCGACCCATGCCGAAAATGGTGCGAACATCGCCGCCAAAATTGGTGTACCAGGTGCGCTGGATCCCATTGCACTCAAAATGCCGATCAATCCTTTGAGCAGGTTGACATCAATCTCGAGTTGATTCAGCTGCAAGGCCACCGCCTGAGCAACCGGAACACCTCCAAGGGCTCCACTGTTCAATGTGATGCCGGTGGATGATTCAATGGTCACGCTGGTTCCTGCCTTAATCTTCACCGCCTTTTTGGAAGATGCCGAAACCGCACCGTCAGCCGACACTGTCAATGGTCCTTTGCTGGTTATGTCAACTGATTTCTTCCCGGTCAGTTGAACCTTGTCAACCTGACTCCATGCAGAGATAAACCCTTCGGCATCACTGATCATGGTCACCATTACCACCGAACCAATTGCCGGAGTGATCAGGATGTCACTTGTGTCATCTCCAGACAACAGGATACCGAACAGCTCCGCATCTCCATTGAGAGGCTGAACCGTGCAGGTGGTGCCGCTGATAGCTGTGACACTTCCGGGAATGGCATACACCTCCCGCCCATCTTTGGCAATCCGGCGAATCAGTTTGCGAACGTTTCTTACACCATTTGACTTACTCATACCCTTTGATCCAGTTCAATTTGTTGACGATATCCATTCATGCCAAATGTCCGGCTGACTGACTTCACCAGGTATGCCCCACGGTTGTCTTTTACTTCCGGATCGAACAGTGTCACCTCGTCACCATGCCGAATTAATGGAGTGCCGAAAGTGGTCATTGATCCTTCGAATCCTTCGTACTTAAAATATGGGAGCAATCGGTCAGCTTCAGATTGCAGATCCTTTGGATCCATATCTTTACGCATGATGTTGTGTTGATCCCCATCCTCATCAGATCCTTTGGCAACAGCTGAATAAACTTTGTTCCCACGCTTGGTCTGAACGGTAACCTTGACTCTGTGATCTTCTTTGTTCCGATATTCCAGATCATTCTCAACCACGTGCCGATCAAATCGGATTTCATGTTTTGTCCGTAATTCCGGAACATAGGCCTCCCCGACATACAATACACCGTTTCGAAAGAATGATTGCATGTGATAATCATCACGAAGTAACTCAAATACCTGAGCTTTATTCGGACGGCCACTTACCCGGAGCCGACCCATACCTTTGGGAGTTTTCAGAGTGGTCTTATATGGGATTCCGGTATCTTTCATCAGATCCTTTGTGATGGTATCAATGGTGAAATTCTCCCATCCTTTCACGTATGACTGTTGTTTGAGCTTCCACATCATGTCCTCACATTCGATCACGACCGGAGCCTGAGTGCCTACCTTTGTCACAAACCCCTGGAATACCTCGACAGGTGTCTCATATCCCATTTTGATGACGACCGCATCTCCTCGTTTGAACAGTGGTGCCACATTCTCCGTGAGTTCTTCTTTGGCAATGGTCCCGCTTTTCAAAATCAATCGCCTTGGTAGTGTGATTTTAGCTGTGTCAGTTGCGGTCTCCCATGACTCATTGACTTCAATCTCATTGACGAAAGTGAATGACAGAGTCCCGATGGTTATATGGCAGCAAGGTCGTAACATGATTTTAAATCGAGGCTAGTTCCGTTTCCAATGCTGATTCAGACAAGGCCGTGATTTCGAACATTTGTTCGCCTTCAATGCCTTCCTCCTGCCAGAGCCGGTAACTGGCAATGACCATTCGGGTAATGCCAAACACTTCACGCAGGTATGGAGATTCCACATCCACTGCAATCTTTGCCCGGCAGACTTTGAGCAGGTTTTGAACGGCTGCAACCGGATACAGGTAACCAGTGCCGACAATCTTCCCTTTCATGCCAATGGCATAGTCTCCATCAGAGATGTATTCCTTGACGGTCCCATCACGACCATTCACAGGAGTGACCACGATGTTGCGCTCCTGTGATACTTCGCACACAACTAGGTCCATAAATATACTGGCAGCTGGAAGTGTTACCCCTGTTGATGGATTGGTATGTTTAGGAGCTCCAATAAACATGTTGCATACAACCGGAGTTCCGAAAGCAGATGACCTGCCAGATAAGAACCGATCATCCGTATCATTGAATTCAGTTGCATCGCCTGGATACTGAATTTCACGTCCAATAGGTTCACCACCTTTGGCAGTCCGGAACAGATAAACCTTTCTGGAATCCAGACCCAGTTGACGAATCAGGACGAGCGGATTCGGTGGTTGTGATGCCAGCGTATTACCCAGTCTGGCAACGTCGGCAAATTGTCCGGGTTGCGATGCCAGTAGACCACCGATGATGTCATTCTTAAAGTCCGGGAATTCTCGAGTCATATCGTTAACGGTTAGGAGCTAATATTTTGGCATCTGCGACCGCTTCGGCCAGTACGTTGGAAATCTCTTTCCTTACCACCTGTTTAACCTGTGGTAAGTCAGTGGCATTCTGGAATACGATGTCTCCCTTCATCACGGCATCCATTGTGATGTTTAGAATCTTTGGAGAGGAAGCCGAAAGGGTTGAATCGATTTTGCCATCAGCACCTTTGCCAGATCCGCCGCCCAAAATTTTAGCCAGTGGTGTGGTCTTGCTTGGTCCTGCCAATCCTTCGGCATACTTCATCTCATTTTTGAGATCTTCCAGTTGCTTATTGAGGTCGGTCAAACTTTCTGAAAATGGTCCGTTCGGTTGATTAAGAGCTTCAAACCTTTTCAGTGATTGAGTCTCCATTTCTTTGAATAAAGTCTGACTATAAACAGCACTTCCACCACCGCCAACACCTAGCAATTCCTTCACTTTGGCGAACTTCATTCCCAGCTTTGGATTGGAGCTTTTTAGTTGTTCGGTCAGACCTCCGCCTTTGCCTTGAATTGGCCTTCTGAGAACATCCATCAGTTCACCTGTATCCTGATTTTTCAATCCTGCCAATTCAGGATTTTCCGCAACCAGTTTGTCGAGCGTTTTTGAGAACTGAATCTCATATCGCCTGGCAGTTGATTCACGGTTGGCAATCTTCTGACTCAGTCCTCCAATCTGATTTTTGTAAGACTCAACCACCGAACGCCTTTTGATTGCTTCGATCTCATCATCAATGGCAGATGATACCTGACCAATTGAAACGGCTTCGGCTGAAATATTTTTGAGTAGATCCGGATATTCCTTCTTGATCTGTTTGATCATCTTGAGCCTTTCTTCTTCCGGAGTATTGGCATCGTGTAAAGCAGCTTTCAGACCATACAATCGGTTTTGTTCATCTTCCAGCAATCGAATGTTCATTGGTTGGATTCCCAACAGCTCAGATGATTTTTCGATGAGCATTCCCAGCATCTGAACCGTGTCAGACATGGCTCCTGAATTTCCGGCACCAAGGCCCAAAAGAAATTGATCCCATGAATCACCAAGGTTGCTGATCTGTCCACCAAGAGTCTTTGATTGGGCCGACATGTTCCCCTGGACACCGTTCATTTTTCCGAACTGGACAATGGCTTGCTTCACTGCCATTGCATTGTCCTTCACTGTGATGGTTTGGTCCTTGAATGACAGTGTCACCATGCCATTAGCCCGAGATGTCTTTACTCCAAACTCTTTCCATCGTTCCGGATTTGAAGCATCCATGACCGCTTCAGAAAGTTCATTGAAATTCTTCCCGGTTGCAGCTGCAAAATCTCCCAGAGATATGATCTCGTCTCGAGTGGGAGTGATTCCCCGATTGGCTAGCTTGACATAGGATTCCGTCAGTTCATTTACAGAGAACGGAGTTGTTTTGGCAACATCCAAAATCATGGCCATTGAGTTGCCGGCCGCTACCTGACTTCCAAATGTATTGGATAGAATGGCATTGTATTTCTGAAACGCAGCGGTCTGTTCAACCATGCCAGAAATCAGTTCTTTTCCAGTGGCATAAAGTAAGGCAACACCTCCGGCGGCAGAAACTGCGCCAATTCCCATCTTAATGAGACTAGAGCTGGAACCATTTGCCTCCTTTCCAACCTTTCCAACCAGCTGTTCTGATTTCTGTAATTTCAGATTGAATTTCTCAAGTTTCCCGGTTGCAAGATCCTTGAGGTTGAGGGTCCATTCTACGCCTTCAGTCATGTTATTCCGTTTCTTCCGGTGGTATCGGTGGTAAATATGGTTTGGCTTTCAAGGCCGTAATTTTTGAATACACCAAGTAGAGCATTATTGTGATGATCACTTCGCCCGGTCTGATGTCATCGGTCAGGATAAATAGATAGATGGTTAGACCAACTATTGCAAGCCCCAGAAATCTGTCAAATAGGCCTTGTATTGCATGTAGTATTTCGTTCATATCGGTATTTTTTAACCGAAAGTATAAAAAAAGGCAGTGTTACCCGCCTTTTAATTTTTGTTGTTTGAGCAACCATTCGAGTTCAGTCCAAGTCTTCCACCATTGATCATCATCCATTTCATCAGGATTTACTCCCAAATGAAACCGCATCATCACTCCGGCTTTTCGATAGAAATCTCCTGTGTCGCTTGGGTTAATCCGCCACTGTTCACTTTTTTTTTGAGCTCACCGCGACGGGCCCGGATGAGAGATTGCATTGCTGCAAGGCTCCCCAAAATGAGATCAGGATCAGTCAGAAGTTTCGGATCACTGTATTGCGTGAGCAGGCAGTTTCCCAAAAGCATTTGATGCGCCTGGATAGGATCACGATCAACCATTGTGAGGTATGCCGAAATTGCTGGAAGACTAGGCTTCTTCACAATCCCTTCTGTGAAGTTGGTTCCATTGTCATCCAATGGAACCGTCAACACAAAGCATTCAACTCCGGTTTCCCGTGTAGCCTGATCGAGTTGTTGTTGAGTTACCTCCATTACAACCCGTCAACAAATTCAATGTCACCGATGCTCAGAGGAAGGTCAATGACAACATTCATGTCACCTTCGCTGATGTCCAGTCCATTCTCAGTGAAGCAGCAATACTTCAGCTTCACGGTTTTTGACTGTGCGCCAAATACAACCCGGTGCGTGATCTCAAATTCAGGAATGTCCTGGATCCGACCGTTTGGAGCTGACTTGATCAACGCCCAAACAACATCAAGAAACAGGCCAATGGTTCCTTCGTATTCGATCTTGCCCTTGGTCCGGTTGTATGGCTTTCGTCCGGCTCCGTAGTTGTTTTGCGTAGCCTGCATGTCTTTGAACGACACCCGTTGTACTCCGTTGGTAGGGACTCCTGAAATGGTGTGAGTGAACGACACCCAACTTGCTCCAATTCCACCCTCTAATGTTAAATCTGCCATTGGATAAATACTTAAACGGTTACGTTAAATGAGAAGTTTACTGTGATACTGCGAGCAACGCCAACAGGTACAACCTTGGCATTAACTACCAACACTGATGTGTTGACAATGTCCTGATCAGGATTCACAAATACGCTGCGTTCGCTGATTTCGCCCGTGCGTAGCATCTGATCGAGTGCTTTGTTACCAATAGCATTCAGTGAAGCAACCACGTCTTTCTGAATCTTACCGCCTTCCAGTAGAATTGGACCGCTCAGAGTTGGCAGGTATGCAGCGCGAAGCAATCGAGCGGCTTTGTTGGCCACTGTGATTCGCTCAATGGCATTGTAATCTGATGATGCCAGATTTGCATTCAGAGAGTCATTCAGGTATGTTCCGGAAATACCTACGTGCTTACGCATGAATATGTATCGCTTATTTGCCAAATCATCCAATGAATTTTCGGAAAGGTTCTTCACCAATTCAGTTGGAGAATGAGTGAATCCTGGTACATCCAGTTCTTTGCCTGTCACCAGGTTGAATTTCTGAACCCATGCAATTGACTCATGCGCCAATGCCTTGGAGTGAGCTCCCAGAACAGCCCCAACGATACCAACCGTATCTTCAAGGTTGTTGGTCAGTTCATATCCTACACCACCACGATCCGCGCCAACCACAACACCAACATTTGGAGACTCTAACGATGAGAGATCAGGCCATTCTGTAATGTTAATATCGAATTGAGGGTTGGCTTCAAAAAACACGACCGTTGGACGATGTTCAGATGCCAGCGTATTGCATACCGTCTGAATTGCCGTCACTTGTGTAGTTGCAAATGCAGGAACATTTGTGGCCACAACACCAATTCGCTTACATGCGCCTTCCGCGAACCTTTGCAGGGTTGCAATTTCTTCGAACGTGAAAGAGCCCGGCACCGCAAAGCAACCGATCCACAATTTAGCACCTGGATTTAGCCTGAAGAATTCACTTACATGGTAATGCAAAATCTGGATAGGTCCAGAAGATGATGATGAAAGAATTCCTAAGCCCTCTGCTTCCTGAAGGCTGTAAACAGCTTTGATCCGGTCATCAGAACCGAATTGATCAGGCAGTGTGGCTCCAGTATATTGAACCAGACCCGACACGTGATCGGTACCTGGCAATTGTGGATTGAGATTGCCGTCTGTGAAATTTACGACAACATCATTCATTATGCTTGAGCAGTTTTTGAAGCCGCGGCCTCGGTGGTCAATGTCTCAATACTCACTTCCTCGAACTCAATTGGCTCAAGGTCGTTGGATTCGCGATTCTCAATCCAGAGTTTCTTTGCGAAATTCTCATTCCAGTGGAATTCGCCAGCTTCATTAACGAAGATGGATGTCTTACCGTTGACTTTGGCAGTTGCCAGAATCTCGGAAAGGTCAGATGAAGGACGGAACCCTTTGGATTCCGTAACTTCTGTTGTGGTTTTCTTTGCCATGATTACGCTGAATTAGGCTTTGTACAATACGGTTTCTTCAGGGAATCCAACCTGAACGTCCATTTTCATGAGCATTTTCAGGAACCATTTCTCAGAGTTATTCTGCAATGGGCTGAACTTGATGGATGATGGATTACCATCTCCATCCATGGTTGAGTCAAGACCCAGCCACAGGTTGGAATCCATTGTGGCGGATCCTTTGGCAATCACAATGCAGTTGTCAGGCATACCTGCAATTTTCACAACTGGATAACCAGCGAATGCCCAGTTAGCACCCTGCGTGAAGTCATTCCCCTTGTAAGTCTGCGCAACCTGAACCTGACGGAACAGTTCGGCAGTCTTATAATTGATGAATATCTTCACAGTCGGATCATACAAGAGAGCCGTTGGAATCTGAGCCACACAAAGTTCCAGTTTAGCCTGAAGGTTTGAAGTGGTCAAGGTCACAGGGCTTGCAACCACGTTGGCAGCAGCAGCCGTCAACTTCGTCACGAAGCCATCAAAGTACTTCAGGTTGGAAGACAGAGTCTTGTCACCTTGCCAGATCAACTTGTCGAAGTGATTGGCAACCACCTTCAGGTGTTCCTGAATGATGGTAGATTCAGCTGATACCGGCAACCGGCGATCAATCAAATCCGGAGACAATTGCTGCGCGATCCAGTGATCCTCGAAGTCGCGAGGGTTGAATTCGTTGTACACCATGAAGTCTTCAGGATTCAACGCCTGTCCGGTTACGGTAATAGTACCGGACGTAGTAGGAGTTGCAGTCCGATCCTGAATGATGCCGGAAACGGTCATTCGAGGGATGGTGAATGTCTTTTTGATCCCGTCCTTGATATAGACGTGACCGCCTGTAATGGTTTGGGCACCTGTTATTGCCCGGACGATGAATCCTGACGCGGCCTCCCCCGCGTAGGTGGTATCTGTTAGAGTTAAAGCCATTTTATTTCAGGCGATTATTTGTTGGTACGTGATTGAATTTCAGCCATTACACCAGCGGCTGTGTAGGTTCCAACAACTTTGTTGGTCTCAGTGAATTTCGGAGCCTGGACATTTGCACCGATTGAATCGAGCAAAGCTTTGGTTCCTTCGAAGTCGGCAGTGGCCTTTTCGAGCCATGCGTTTTTGGCGTCAGACTTGAACTTTCCGGCAGCTTCAGCATCGTTCACCAGGTTAGTGGCACGTTCTGCTTTGAAAGTGTCGATTTGCTCAGTGAGAGCCTTGTTGGTGGCCTCGAGTCCGGAGGCTTTGGCTTCAAGGTCTTTCACCTTGTTGGCCACTTCTTCCAACCCTTTCGCTTTCGACTCAAGGTTGGCGTAGTTGGTAGCGAGTTCGTCGAACTTCGCTTTGGCAACAGTTTCCATGTTTATTGTTAAAGGATTGGTAACAGATTTAGGATCCCCGCCATTGCTGGATGGAGATTTATTAGATGCGCTCATGAACTTGTTGGTAGCCATTGCAATGGCTTTGTACCGTTCCGACATGTCCATTTCTTCGCCTGGCATTTCAATTTCAGCAGCTTCTGTGAACAGATCAAAGATTTCATCGATCAGACCCAGTTTCAGGCATTCCTGAGCGTCGAGGAATGTGGTTGCCTCCATCATCGCCTGAATTTCTTCCCGGCTACATTTGGCACGTTTTGCCAGAATGTCGATGGTTGATTGAGTTGACTTTTCTGTGAATGCATCAGGGCCGTCCTCACCGGGCTGAACCGGATGAATCATGGCAATGGCATGAGATGCCATATATCGTTTGCGTCCTGCCTGTGCAATGGTCATTCCCATTGACATGGCAACACCGTCGATGTAGGTATCGCATGGAACTTCAGACCCGATTATGGCACCATAGATGCCAAGCCCTTCAGTCATATAGCCACCAATAGAATTGATGCGTATTTCAACGCATTCGCACATGCACCCGTCTGACATTGGGTACCTGGACAGATCATCCAGCTGCCAGCCAAGGAATTTGGCAGCACCCTTATCAATCTCATCGTACAGTCGAATTGTAGCTTCCATTGCTGCAAAAATGTATTTACAGCAATGGCAATGTTGCGATTGTTACAAATTTATTTACTTTTGAACAAAAATCAGTGATCTAATTGCAAATGAATAAGTCAGTCGCTCACGCAGTCTTGACAGGCTCATTAGCCAGAGATTTTGAAGGCATCAACCACCGAAAGAATCACGGTGCCAAAGCAGAATTCGTCCGTCAGGCAATTCGTGAGAAGATTGATCGTGACGTTCCGCGGTCAGGTCCCAATCCAAAAAAATGAAGAACCTCAAAACCGTCCTTTTGCTGGTATTCCTGGCACTGACTTCTTACCTCACTTTAGGTTTGGTCCTTGTGGCACTGACCGGATGCGAAAAGCAGATTCCGGAACGTGTTCACATTCCTGATTCAGCATCAACGATGCCCGATCTGGCAGATGATGAAGTTGAAGTGCATGAAGATGATCCAGAATATTATTCCAAAGGACAGGCTGAACCGGATTTTTGGAATCCATTATATAGGTCCAACAAGATCCTCAATGTTTACGTTGAAGTCTCAAATGATCTCTGTATCGCATGGGGCACTCAGACGGATGTCAATGTTGCCAAACTGTTTCAGACATCCAGCGATGTGATGGAACGAATCGCAGGGCCACGAATCCGGGTTGTCCGGGTTAAGAAGTGGCTGACACCGGATCCATACGCAGGATCAACATCGGCTGGCACTATCCTGAATCAATGGGCCAATTCCGGACCGAATAGAGTCGATACATTCAGCGTATTCATTACGGGCCGCAACATCGGTGGTATTGCCTACATCAACCGGGAAAACGTAGTCAGCACGAAGTATGCTGTCTGTGGATTGGCCGGATATACCATTGGCGATGCCTTCACATTCTCCTTTCCTGTTTACTGTGTGACACATGAATTGTTGCATTCCATCGGAGTCAGCCATTCCCAGAACTGTTGCGCCTGGAAGGATAAGAACGGAGTTGCATTGGGCCGTCTGGATTCATGCTATTCGGCAGAGGTCACATGTTCACCGACTCCGGTAGGATGTACCAGCACAACCAAGTCAATGAATGGTGGTTTGAATTCATACTGTCACCTGTATGGCAGGACCGGATACTATTTGCATCCAGCTGTATTGCCAGTCCTACATCGGGCACTGTATTACTCGAACCTTCCTGGCTATACGCAACCGGCTCCGGTCACGCAGTCGGTTGTCATTGCTCCATCTGGTTATCAGGTTTCAGGTGGTGCATCTCATTCCGGATTGACAAGCTACCTGTTTGACGGCATCACAAATACCAATGTCAGCCGATACCTGTTGAGGGATTCGATGATTGTAAACGTCACATTTGGTGGTCAGAAACTGGATTCGGTACAACTGTTCACAGGATTCCTGAGTGGTGGAGTCTGGACGGCACCGGTGGCAAAGGTCAGCATTTTACGCAATGGA